GCAAGAGTTTCTCGAGCGTTATCATATACATACTTATTAAGAGCCTTAAAAGTTTCATCATCCCAACCACCGTTCCAGTAGGTTGGATTGTTTTCCTTAGAAGCATAAAATTTGTCGATATTATTATGTACATCTTTATAATCGACAATAGCATCTTTCAAATTAGCTTTGTCTGGAATTGTTAGATAAAAGTTTTTAGTTTCACTATCAACTAACCCTTCCATACGTTCCTGAAAATGTTCAAATGTATTTGAACGAACTTCATCTTGAGCATGCTCAGATTGTTCTGGTTCTGGTATTTCTTGCTCTTCAACTTTTTCATCACCACCATCATTCATATAATCATTAAGTGCTTTTTGATCTTCATCAACTGGTGATTCTTCACCTTCACCTTCAGCCGTTTCAGTATCATCAACATCTAAATCATCATCTTCATCCTCACCCGTATCATTATTATCTGCTTCCATTTCTTCAGAATCTTGTGCGTCACCATCAGATTGTTCATCAGAATATTGTGGTTGAGAATTTTCATCTTCATCACCCAACTGCTCATCATCTTTCTTATTATCTTTCGCATACGCATAAAGTTCTTTTGCAATTGCTTCAACATCTTTAAAAGACTTGGATGCTTCTATTCTATCAACAAATGATTGCTCAGTTTCATTGAAAGTAATATCGACTGCGTTTGGAATTTTGAAATAGAGATTAATCTTATCTAAGATGTTCAATTCAGAAATAGGTCGTTTAGATAGACCAAAAAAATCTTTTTCGACAAGATGTTTGTAGCCAGAAAAGAATTGTTTTCTCAAACCTGGATAACGATTCTTAACTAATCTTTCAATTCTTGCATCTTCTAATATATTGACACAAGCTTTGGAAGTTTTTTGGTAGGCTTTTTGTAATCGTTCTGTATTAGTGGGTGTGAATAATGCGTGTCCAACTTCGTGACCTACTAATAGATCATAAAGCTCATTTGGCATATCCTTCCAGATTGGAAGAATCAATGTGCGACTCTTAACATCAAAGTAAGCTGTTTCAACTTGCTGATGCTGAACATTCAAGTCCTCAGTTGCCAAAAGTTTTGCTAGTTTTTCTTTTGATTCAATTTTCATAATATATATTGCTCCTCAATTGTTGTTAATATTATAGCAAATTGAGGGTAACTATACAAGGAAAAAGTTGGTCTGTAAGTGGTTGTTTTTAAAGAGGTTATAGACTTTTTCATAAAGTGTTGTAAAATAAGGGGTTACAGAACTATGTCCACAACCCCTTTATTTATAAAGACTTATCACTTAATATCTATGTATTTTGCCTTGTTCGGCTCCCTCTTTGGCAAAACAATAGACAAGACGCCTTCCTTCATTTCAGCTGATACTTTCTCAGCATTGACAGCTCGTGGAAAGTTTCTGAAACTTGTTCAGTTTTCACACCATAAAATTGTGAATCTGAATCAGATACATCTTTCTTACACTTGATAGTAAGTGTACCATCTTTGAATGTAAGATCAATATCTTTCTTAGTCAATCCCGGCATAACAATATCCAATGTATAAGAATCATCAGTTTCATTCCAACGATACTTATTGTTTGGTCTTTGTGCTACACTAGTAGTCCATGGGTCATTATTCATAAGATAGTTGTCAAACCTATCCCAATTTGCCCATGATGGAAAGATGTCATTAAAAAGGTCATTGTGCTTTATTAAACTAGTCATTTTTCATACTCCATTAAAGTTATCGGCATTTATCTGCCGTCTATATATATTATAAGATCGAGAATCGCGTTTGTCAAGGTTCATTAAAAAAAATTAATTTTTCCCGTACACCTCGGCTGAAGTGACATCGGTGAACATGGTTTACCCACCTCTCCTATCGGCCACCAATTAAACGGATCAACTACAAATAAAAGACCAGCTAATAATAACAAAATAATAATTATATACTTCATTCTTTCTTCACCTCTTTCTTCACTTCTTTCACTTGTTTATACCAACCCCCACCCTTTAAATGAAAATCTGATAAATCAATTATTCGTTCAGAAGCAACCATACAACGATCACACGCAATAGACTTATCACGATCTTTTACAGAACGCATAACTTCCTGAACATTCATACACTCGTAACATTGATAAGTATATAATGGCATCACTTCACCCGATTAAAACATCTTCGTACAATATACACTCTAATAATAGATGTAACAGTCAATATCATTACTATCTGAACATTCTGAAATAAAGTAATCTCTATATCATACAATGGAAAAATTAATAACTGTACAGCCAAGGCTACAAAAAAACCAGATATAACTGTGGTAAACGATTCTATTAAACTCTGAAATTTACTTTGTTTCATTCGTCAAATATAAATTGTGAAAAATTATTAACTTTTTCTACTATAATTTTTGTTGGAAACTTATCATCTAAAATATCTAATTTATGTGATATGACAAATAAATTAGTATTTTTTAAAAAGTTAAATAACTTCATCAAATCATCCATACCGGATTGGTCGAGAGAAGCATCAAATATTTCATCAAGAATTAACAAATTAACATTAACACTATTTCTCATAGATGCAATATCTCTCCATGTCAACAATAAAGCTATATCAATTCGTTTCTTTTCTCCCTCTGAAAAAGAATAATAAGAAAAATCATCTCTGTGTCTACTCTTGATTGTTTCTTGAAAATTTTCATCCAATTGAAAGTTCACAAAGAAATCCATATCCTTAAGATAATTATTTACATGCTTATTAATAACTGGTAAATACTTTCTAATAATTCTAGTCTTGATTCCCGTATCATTTAATATGGTACTCAGAATATCATAATAAAATTTCTGTTCAACATACTTGACTCTTGTAGATTTAGATTCATCCAATTCTTTATTCTATACATGAATAGTATCTGTTTTCACTTCTTTCTGCATTTCTTCAAGATCCCTACTCAACTTGGTAATAAAACTATTGTGTGCCTGTACATTACTATTCTTCTGGTTAATCTCCATTTCTTCTTTCTGTATCTCTTGATTCGACTTGGCTATCTCTCCTATCCTATCATATATTTTCTGTATTTCTTTTTCTATCTGACTCAAACCATAATTCATTTCATCAATACCTTTACCAACTTCTTTCAACTTATCCTTTTTAAATTCTTCATCAATGTCTTGTTCACAAGTTGGACAATTAAGCTTCTCCTCAAAAAACTTTTTATCTCTACAAAACTTTCTCAGATTTTTGTTTATCTGAGAACGGTACTTATCCAGTTCTTGATTTTTACTGTTTACTTTATCTTGATCCAGAATAGACTTCATCATATCTTTCACTCGTTCTTGATGATGTTCAATCTCCTCATTTAATTTATTAATCTCTTTCTCTGTTTCTTTTATCTTATCCAAATCAGACTTTCGTTTCTGTGCTGATTCGGCTTTCATTTCTTCTATATATTTTTCTTGTAACACAATCTTCTCTTGAAGAATCTTAATCTCGTATTCCAACTCTTGCATTTCTTCTCGCAGAGTTATAAAACGATCTTTCAATAAACTTCTCATTACAGAAAAAATACCAATATCCAGTATATCTTCAATAATGATTCTACGATCATGTGCAGTCAACTGCATGAATGGAACAAACGAAGCAGAGCCTAACACGACAATCTGTGTAAATGATTTGAAATTGAGTTTAAGAACTTTATCTTCAAGATACTTTTGATAGTCTAAAGACTTTGCATCTTGATTAACTAGATTATCATTAAGATATATCTCAAATAAATTTGGTTTAATACCCCTTCTTACTTTCCAATCGGCCGTACCAACAGAAAACTCAATCTCTGTTACCAGCTCTCGCTCATTAACAGAGTTCGTCAATTGTCCTTTATTAATTTTCTTGAATGGCTTTCCAAACAACGAAAAGGTAATAGCATCAATCAAAGTAGATTTACCTGCACCATTTTTACCAACAACTAACATCATTGGTTCTTGGTCTAAATTTACTTCAAGAAATCTATTACCTGTTGCAAGAAAGTTTTTCCATTTAACAGTTTTTAATCGTATCATTATTCATCTGTTTTCAAAGCCTCGTCATAAATCACCTGCAACAACTTTTTAACTTTAGTTCGTTCTGCATGCTTCTCAAAATCAACAGGCATACTATCCACATACTCATTAAGAAATGTAGCTGTGTTACCCACCTCCAAATCTTCTCCTTCATCATCTGCATATCTCGCAGTATATTCAGACAAGTCCTCCAGTATGATTAGATCAATTGGATTCGACTTGTACAAACGATCAAGGAAAGTTTCAAACTCTGGTATCTTGGTTTTGTTTTCAACAATCAATTTGACAATCTTATTCTTATAATAGCTGGTATCTAATGAACGAAAATCTCTTGACCAGTTCTCATCATCATAATATATCTTTTCAAACAAACGATACTGATTCTGAATAAATTCCATCTCTCTTGTTTCTGTATCAAATATATGAAACCCTCTAGGGTCATCATAATCATTCCAAGTAATTTCGTATGGAGCTCCAAGATAATGTATATTATCCTTACTGGACTTATGATGGTAATGACCAGATGCAACCAACTCATATCCTTTAAATAAATCTTTTGCAATACCAGATTCAGCTACATAGTTTTTATACATAGCAAAACCTTCTACTTCCAGATGACCAAATGCAACTTGTGCTTTAGATTTTTTAATAAAATCCATTGTCCTATCATGGTTCTCAGAATTTATCCAAGGGATCAAATCAATGATTGTACCATCAAGTGATATAGGCGTAGCTTCTGAGTACACCGAAATATTTGGATAATGTCCATATAATAGATTAGAACTATTAACACTATTTGTATTTCTATAATAAGTAGAATGATTGCCGACTATAGAATATAATTGTATATGCTCTTCTCTCATAACATTAAAATAGTATTGACGTACTTTATCCAGTATCGCAAAATTGACATACTTTCTACGGTCAAAGGTATCACCCAAATCTATTACTGTATGAATGTTATGTTCTTTTAAGTATGGAAAGAATTGATTGGTATAAAACTTTTCTATATAATCATTAAAAGATTTACTATCACTCTTGCCACCAAAATGTTGATCTGTAATTAAAGCTATCTTCACTCGTACTTAATCTCCCATTTATGTTTGCATCTGGTACATTCAAAAACTTGTACTGCTTTTCCGTCAGGACCTCGTTCTACATCAAAACTACAATTTGTAAATGCATAGTTTGGTTCATGTTCTTTACATCTCGGACATTCTTTCATTGCCATGATGTTATAATCATTTGCCATTCAACATCTCCTAAATTATTCTGTATAATTTAACCAACCAGTTAAAATATATTTTTTATGAGTTTGAGATATTTGTCCTCTATGAGTATGTGTCCAATCACTTGGCCATATCATTGTTAATCCTTTTTTTGCTGGTGATATTATCTTCTGATACATAAATTCAGTCCCACCTTCTGGTACATCATTTAAATAAGTCATAAAGGCTAAACATCTTGTTTGTTGAGATATACCAGACCTCTCACAATGCCATGCTTTATATCCTTCACCTGGTTCATATTTCTGTAAATTTGTTTCTTCAGTTATACCATAAGATGCCATGTGACTAGCTTGATGATATTTGTATTCATATTCTTTAATACACATATTTAAATACATCATATAATCACTTAATATTATTCCATCTGCATCACTAAAGAAAATAATATCGGTACTTTTTTTTACAACATCATCCACAATTATCTTAGTTTTTATATTTCCTGTACCATAAGATTCACCACTTTGATGTCTATCAGGATGTTCATCAAAATATTTTATTAAATCATCACAAATATGATTTGGTATATAACAACCATGTATAAAAGATTCATCAGAAAAATCATGCAATTTTAATGTTGTTGGTCTTGTCACTCCAATATTCCTTTATAATATTAGAAATTATGAATCTTAAATTTTTAAATTCACGCAATCTTCGTAAAGTATAGGGTAGCCATTCTGTACCAAATGGAACATATAGTCTAACACAATAACCTTCTTTTTGCAAGGAAGAACTTAGATCACGCCGTATTCCGTATAACATCTCGATAAATAAATCATGTTTTTCTATATTAAAACGATTTAAATAACCAAGTATATCATCTAATAACTTCTCATCATGTGTACCTATAGCTGGTGTTGGAGTAATATCATTCTTATAATGATAATAAGACCGACATCTATCTGATACCAATCGTAAAGCCTGTTTCAAAAATGTATCATGTAATAAATCTTTTCTCTTATATGCTTTTGTAATATGTTCTTTATAAGCACCCTTTACCAATCTAACAGATACACCATGATACATCATATCAGTTAAATCTTTTTCTGTTCTGTATAAATTAGATTGAAGTGCAATACCAATATTGGGAAATTGTTTCCTCAACTTAACTGCTAAATCAATCGTATCTTGTGTAACAGATGAATCTTCCATATCCAACCGTACAGTCATTCCATATTCATATGCTCTAGCAACCAAATCAGTTAAACGAACTTCACATTCCACTTTATCCAACAACAAACCTAGCTGAGTTGGTTTGATTGATATATCAATTGGAGTAGAAATTGCACCATAGTATTCTATAATATCAACATACTGTCGCAATGCATTTTGACAATCTTCTTCTGTCTTACTCAATTCACCAAGATAGTCAATCGTTACATCATAACCATCCCATATCAATTTAGAGATTACTGGTATGGCAGATTCAAAATCATGTCCAGCAATAAATCTTTTTGCAAGAGGATATAAAAATTTCATTACATAAATCTTTCAAGATTCTTCGTTCTATTTTTTTTCTTTTGAGATTTATATGGAGATTCAGCATACTTCTCATGTGTATGCAGGTACTCTATATATGTAGTAACTTGTTTCTGATAATCTTCACCAGCTGCACTTACTTGTTCCATAATACCAGATCGTTCTACATACAAATACTTCAAATGCATCTGTTTCTTTTCTTTCTGGATTCTACGAACAAATGCATGATGAATGATCTGTGTAAAATAAGAGAATGGATTATGAGATTTCTCTGGATTGAAATTGTGTGCATAGAGTAAACAATTCTCTATTCCATCACTCACTAGATCATCACGAAAAGTATAATTAATAAAGTTTGGTTTTGT